AAAGGGTGGAATTAGTTTAGAAGATATTGCTCCTGAAGCTGGAAAAACACCAACACCAGAAGAGGTAGCACAACAGAGAACAGGAGGTGGAATATCAAGACCTAATATGCCTCAAACTCCAATTAGAGGAGAGGCTGAACAAACAATATGAAAAAAAAACAGAGAGAAAAATTATTAAAAAAAATAAGTGATTCCACTCAAGGACAAGCTATTAGAGAATATATTGATGTTTTAATTGATAATTTAAAAGAAGAAGCTGTTACTGATTCTGAAACAATGGATGATTTAAAAGGAAAGAAATATGCTATTGAAAAAATGAAACAACTTAAAAGAAAATTAAGTATTGTTAATAAAGATAAAGGTCGTACAGATTATAAGTGACCGCACACTTATAAAAGGAAGAGACAAAACTCTGTAAAAAATGTCGGTTGAACAAAGTAAGTTCTAAAAACTCAAATATTATGAATAAACAAGAAAACGGTACTCCTGAACCTAAAAAGGAGGAAGACAAAACTTCAGAAAATGTAGATAAGGAGAACAAAACTCCTAAAAATGAAGACGAGTCTAAAAAGGTGAAGGAATATAAGGAGCGAATGAAGCATCACCAGAAGAAACAGAAAGAATTAGAAGAAGAAGTTGCGAATTTAAAAAGCAAACTTCCTGATAATATGGATAAAAGCAATGTGGTTGAAAATAATAAAGAAGATGATGTAGACCACATTATTGATATACAAGAAGCTATTGATGGATTAGATAGAAGAGAGATTAGTCACCTTAAAACCCTTTCTAAAGCAAAAGGGAAATCATTAACAGAGACTCGTGAAGACGAAGATTTCAAACTCTGGCAAAAAGCCAGACAAGAACAGGTCGAAAAAGAAACCCAAACGCCTGAACCCGATACTCGACAAGCTCCATCTAAGAAAGGCTTTAAAGACTGGACAAGAGAAGATATGGAAAGAGCTTCAGATGATGAAAGACTTGAATTCCTTAATTGGAGAAAACAACAACCTCCAGGAGAAGCCCCATTTTAAAGAGGAGTTTAAGAGATAAGGGTAGGGCTTAAATAAGATGGCTAACACAATTAGTGGATTACAGATAGATGGATGGAGGCGAGAGCTTCAACCTTATCTACAAAAATCATTAGTAGGAAAGAGTATTGCTGATACTAGGATTAAAGAAAACTTGGATAAAGGTGACACAGTTCACTACCCATACTTTTCTTCTCCATCAGCAGTATCTTATACACCTGGAAGTGATATTACTATTCAGGAATTTAGTTCTACTGATGAAACTTTAACCGTTGACCAAAAATATGTTGTTCCAGCTTATGTCGATGATGTAAATGCTCTTCAAATGAATTATAGCTATAGAAGCGAACTTCAAGAGAGAGCAGCTTACAAACTTAGAGATGAGATTGACCAAGATGTATTAGGAGAAGTAACTAATGCTGGTCAAACAATGGACGACGGAGACCTTGGTGGAACATCTGGTAGTGCTATTACAGCTACTACCGCAAACATTGTTCAAGTCTTTACAACCGCTCGAAAGAAGTTAAGAGACAAGAACGTTCCAGAGGCAGGAGACTTTGCTGCTGTAGTATCAACTGCAACTGCAGAGATTATTGAAAGAACTGCTGCCGATAAAGGTTTTCAAGTAGCTGATTCTACTTTAAAGAATGGTTACGGTGGTAACTTCTTAGGCTTTAAGGTCTACATTTCTAATAATCTAGACTCAACAGCCTATAACGGTACTAGTGTTGAACGACACATCTTTGCTAAGAAAGGAGCTATTTCACTTGCAGTTCAGCAAGCACCAATGGCTCAAATGAAAGAAGTGTCTAATAGACTTGGTGCTAACATTTTAGTCCACGCCGTATGGGGTGTTAAAACCTTTACAAAGCGTGCTGACTGGATGGTTGACGCACCTATTTCTGCATAAATTAATTAATATCCTTATGCAAAACTGGCTGGGTACTGATTACTACCTAAAGGTACTCAGCCAGGGTAGTAAAGGAATTAAAATGACTAAAAAAGAGAAAATAGAAATGGTAAAAGAGATGCTAGAAAATACACAAGATTCAGTTCAAAGGTTAAAGGTTCTAGCAGATTTTAACCAAAGCATAATTGACAAGATTGATGACGAGCAAGCAATAAAAGCTCGTGAACAAGCAATTAAACAAAACGAAAACCAAAGAGAGGAATATCAAAAAATGATTTCCTTTTTTAAAGAAAAAATAAAAGAATTACAAAATGAATCTAAGTGATTTAAAAAATGATGTTTATTTCTTAACTGGAACTGATTCATCTTCATACGTAGATGATGATATAGAACGTAATATAAATAGATGGTACAGGAAAGCTGTTACTTGGATTTGGGAATCAATATCTACTTGGCAATATGATGACACTAATAAAAGTACCTTACCGATTGCAACAACTGATATGAGGGACGACCAAGAAGATTATAGTTTACCCTCTGGTGCTCAGAATTTAATGAAGGTAGAGGTTAAAAATAAAAATGGTGATTGGTATGAACTTGACCCAATTGATGTTTCGGAAGTTGATTCTCCATCAGAATATTATGATGAAAAGGGAACACCACAATATTATGACTTAATGGGAAATTCTATAATCCTTTATCCTGCTCCAGATGAGAATGAAGTAACAACCTCACAAGGACTTAAAATTCATATTTCAAGAGATGTAGACGCTTTAAGTGATTCTACGGATGTTCCAGGATTTGATGAACAATTTCATAGAATTCTTTCATTAGGGGCTGCACTTGATTGGTGTATAGCTTTTGGTGATGGACATAAAGAAGTTGATATTAGAAGACAACTTGAAGGAGATAGTCAAACTGATGGACTGAAGAAAGAACTCAAAATATATTATGGAAGAAGAAATAAAAATAGAAGACACGGAATAAAATTTAGACATAACCCTAATAGATATAATTAATTATGAATATTGTATTTATAGCTTCAGGACCACACGACTTCTTAAACGGCTGTTATCACGATAGAATGTATGCTCCTTCTAATGAGTTAAAGGAGTGCGGACACGAGACAAGAACATTATTCTTAAGAAGTCAAGTAAGTCAAAAGTGGCTTGATTATGCTGATGTTGTAGTTTTTGCAAGGTATTATAATCATCAAAATGCCTTACCACTTTTATATAGTTTTAGAGAAAATGATACTAAAATAGTTTATGATATTGATGATGATATTTGGACAGTTCCTGGAGTAAATCCAACCCAAAATATATCAAGAAAAAATAAGAGACAAGCAGAAGAATTAATGGAGCAATCCGACTTAATTACTACGAGTACTCCTATTTTAAAGAAAAGAATTGAAGACAAAATGGATACAGATAAAGTAGTTGTTTGTCCTAATGGAGTAAGAGATAATTTTAAAGGGAAAGAAAAAGAAAACGATATATTAAGAATTGGTTGGTCAGGTTCAGTAACGCATTGGGGAGACTTAATGCTTGTTTTACCTGCTTTAAAGGAGCTTCAAGAGGATTATGAATTTAAATTCTATTTACAAGGAATTTGTTCTCAACCTTTAATTGCTGAATTCTATCGCTATCAACTAGAAATTAATTTAGGTAGCGAAGAAAGATTTCATAAAAAAGCAATGGAAGCAAGAGAAGTGTTATCTGAAATGGATTTTGAGCACATTCCTTTTTATCCTCCTGAAATGCATCCTGAAATAATGAAAGACATTAATTTAGATATTGGGCTTTGTCCACTAGAAAATAATTATTTTAATGCAGCCAAGAGTAATATGAAATTTTATCAATATGCTTGGCTTGGAGCAACAACTTTAGCTTCTGATGTAGCTCCATATAATACAGAAATGGAAGCCCTCGTAAAAAATACTAAAAAAGATTGGAAAAACAAAATAGAAGAACTAATTAAAAACGAAAAGAAAAGAAAAGATTTACTTAAAAAGCAAAGAAAATTTGTAAAAGAAAATAGAAGAATAAAAGACGTAGTTGAAAAAACTTGGAATAAACATTTAAAAAATTTAATAGAAAAAGGTTGACACCAAAAATAAATAGAAAAATATAAATATAAATATAAAATAAAATGGCACAAGCATTTAACAAACTTAATCCTTTTGTAGAAGATATAGCAGAAGGAGTACACAATTTAGGTTCTGACCAGTTAAAGGTCGCCTTAACAAATTCTGAACCATCTGCAACTGATGACCAACTTTCTGATATTTCAGAGATTAGTTATACAAACTGTTCTTCAAGAGATGTTACAACAAGTACCTCTGCTCAAACAAGTGGAACTTATAAGTTAGTTTTAGCTGACTTAACTTTAACTGCTTCAGGAGGAACAGTTGGAC